CTATGGCTAAATACACACAAGCTATAACTAATTTCACTAAATAAATAGGGGAAAACATAAAAATGTTTAACGCAGATAAAAACTTAATGGAAAAGTGGAGTCCTGTACTCGAGCACGAGTCAGTTTCACCAATCCAAGACAACTACAAGAAAGCTGTAACAGCTAGATTGTTAGAAAACCAAGAAGTAGCGATGAGACAAGAAGCTGCAGAAAGAGATGGAAACTTCATCACTGAAACTGCTGCCAATGCAACATCGGCTACTAATATTAAAGGCTTTGATCCTGTTCTTATCTCTTTGGTAAGAAGAGCAATGCCAAACCTTATTGCTTATGATATCGCAGGTGTTCAGCCTATGAATGGTCCTACTGGACTTATCTTTGCAATGAAATCTAAGTACTCAACTCAAGGTGGTACTGAAGCACTATTCAACGAAGCTGATACTGATTTTTCAGGAACAGGTACTCAAGGTGGTGGTTCAACTTCATTAGTTGGTGACGTATTATCTGGTGAAACATCAGCTGATGCTGGCTCTGACGGCGTTGAAGATGTATTCGGTGTTGGTACTGGTCTTGCTACATCTGACGCAGAAGCACTAGGTAACACTGGTGGTAACTTCGGTGAGATGGCTTTCTCAATCGAGAAATCAACTGTAACTGCTAAATCAAGAGCTCTTAAAGCTGAATACACTATGGAACTTGCTCAGGATCTTAAAGCAGTCCACGGTTTAGACGCTGAAGGTGAACTTGCTAATATTCTTTCTGCTGAAATCTTAGCTGAAATCAACAGAGAAATTATTAGAACAATCAACGTTAAAGCTAAGTTAGGCTTTGCTGCAGACGGTATCTTTGATATGGCTGCATCTGCTGACGCAGACGGTCGTTGGATGGTTGAAAGATTCAAGTCTTTAATCATGCAAATCGAAAAAGAAGCTAACGTGATCGCAAGAGAAACAAGAAGAGGTAAAGGTAACTTTATCATCTGTTCTTCTGATGTTGCTTCTGCAATCTCAGCTGCTGGTATGCTTGACTATACTCCTGCTCTTGCCGCTAACTTAAATGTTGACGACACAGGCAATACTTTTGCTGGTGTTCTTAACGGCAGAACTAAAGTATATGTTGATCCATATGCAACTAGAGACTATGTAACTGTAGGCTACAGAGGAACTAACCCGTATGACGCTGGTTTATTCTACTGCCCATACGTTCCATTATCAATGGTTAAAGCAGTTGGTGAAGAGGACTTCCAACCAAGAATCGGGTTTAAAACTCGTTACGGTATGGTTGCAAATCCTTATGTCGCAGCTGATGGTGTTGGTACTAACCGTGCTAACCCATACTTCAGAATCATGGCTATTAACAACCTATAAACGGTAGTTAAGTCGATTCTTAAAGGGACTCTTCGGAGTCCCTTTTTTTGTGTATAAATAAATACATGGAAGAGGGTTCTACATATCAAGTGGTATGTATCGCAGTCGTGGATGTAATGGAAACCACAGTCGGAATTACTTTATAGGGGAATAAAATGCATAAGTTATTTACTGCTCTTGCAATTATTGTATTAACTGGGTGTTCAACAGTAGATTCAGTCATTGATGGAACTAAAGGAATTGTTGGTGGTGTGGCATCAGATGTTGCTGCAGTTACTACTGGAACTTTAGATGTAGTATCAGGATCAATCAAGTCTGTTGTGGACAAGACTGGCATTGAAAAAACAGAAGCGGAATAATTCTGCGCTTTAGGAGTAAGTCTGCCATGGAAGGCTTTTTAAGTTTAACTTATTAGGATGTATAAATAATAATATGACTACAATAAATAAAAATTTCTTATCCCCAGTTGGATTTCAGCTTGTAATTAACAGGCAGAAATACTCCAATATTGAGTACTTTTGTACTGGGGTAACACTACCATCTGTAACCTTATCAGAGGCTCCACTGCCTTATAAGGGGGTCAACTACGCATTAGCTGGTGATAGACTGGAATTTGCAGACTTATCCATCACGTTTAATGTAACAGAAGATATGGAAAACTACATTGAAACCTTTGAATGGCTACATAATTGTATTAATTCTAATATAGATGTATCAGAGGATGCTGAACTTCTTATATTAAACAGTCATAACAATATATCAAAAAGAATTAAGTTTAATGGGTTATTTCCTACCTCACTTGATAGTTTAGACTTTAATACACAGAATACTACCATTGAATACTTACAAGCTACTGTGACATTTGCTTATACAAACTTTGAAGTGTTATAAACCGGTTTACATTTAGTCGGTTTTATGTTATAATATAAATATTATTAGCAAAGGATTATTATGAACAATTTAGAAAATATTATTGAAATGTGGAAGAAAGACGCCGTTATTGATGAAATGAATCTCGGTGAAGCCTCCAGGGAATCCGCCAAACTACACAGTAAATACCTAGAGTTATACTCAGTCAATAAACTCAAACTCAAGAAACAACAGTTAGACTTTAAAGTACTACTTAGAGACAAGTGGTCACACTATAATGGTAAGCTGAGTAAAGAAGAAATAGATGATAGGGGCTGGGATTATGATCCAATGAATGGCCTCACTGTACTAAAAAGTGATATGGATAAATGGTATGATGCAGACCCACTTATTCAAGAAGCTCAATTAAAAATAGAATACACTAAGGAAATGGTAGATACACTAAAAGAGATTATGGATAACATTAAATGGAGACATCAATCAATTAAGAATGCGATTGAGTGGCATAAATTTACCAGTGGTGTATAATGGATTCATTGAATTACATAGACAATAAGAAGTGGAACTCTTTAACACAGTTAAAAGAATGGCTAGAGACTAATACTAAAGAGAAGATTAAAAGCTTTGATGGCATATATTTAAAAAGTAATAAATATGAATATACACTTGCTCTTGGAAAGGTTAAATGGAAAAGCTTAAAATAATTAAGAAGAACGAAACGTTCTTGCACATTGATACCGAACCCAGTATTGAAAGAGAATTATCTGATCATTTCTGCTTCTTTGTGCCAGGATATAAATTCATGCCGGCATATCGTAATAGAATGTGGGATGGTAAAATTCGTTTATTCGATGGCCGTAAGAAAACTTTATACTGTGGTCTATTTAAATATGTAGAAGAATTTGCAGCTGCTAGAGACTATGAAATAGAAGTTGAAAGTACTCATTATGGACGACCTGATAGCATACAAAAAATAGATACATCATATATAACAGATGGGTTAACACTTACTGCTGCAGGCAATAAGATAGAACCTAGAGACTACCAATTGGAGGCACTTGAACATGCTTTATCAAATAAGAAATCGCTTTTACTCTCACCTACTGCTTCAGGGAAATCCCTTATTATATACATGGCAATTAGAGCTTTTCTTGATTCTTCTGATCGTAATGTTCTTTTAATTGTACCTACAACCTCTCTTGTAGAACAAATGTATTCAGATTTTTCTGATTACTCTAGTCAAGATGAATGGAGTGCAGAAGATAACTGTCACAAAATTTATTCTGGTAAAGAAAAATATAATATAAATCAAAGGATTGTTATAACTACTTGGCAATCAATTTATAAGATGCAGACTCCTTGGTTTGAAAATTATGGTATGGTGATAGGAGATGAAGCTCATAATTTTAAGGCTAAATCACTTACAGCTATATTAGAGAAGTGCGTTAACGCAGAATATAGAATGGGTACTACTGGAACACTTGATGGTACACAAACACATCAGCTAGTGCTAGAGGGGTTATTCGGGCCTGTCCATAGAGTAACATCTACTAAAAAGCTCATAGACCAGAAAGCATTATCTGAGTTACAGATTGATGTATTACTTCTTAAATATTCTGATGAAATTTGTAGAGAGGTAGTAAAGAAAGACTATCAGGCTGAGATGGATTATATTGTTAAATATGAGCCCAGAAATAATTTTATTACTAATCTTGCGATGGATTTAGACGGTAATACACTAGTATTATTTCAGTATGTAGATAAACATGGCAAACCACTACATAGCTTGTTGCAGGAAAAATTTGAAAAATTGCCAAGAAAAACTAGGAGGTTGTTTTATGTATCAGGCGAAACCGATGTGGATACGAGGGAAAAGGTCAGGGAGATTACAGAACAGTCTAATGATGCGATTATTGTTGCTTCCATGGGTACTTTTTCTACTGGTATTAATATTAGGAATTTACATAATATCATCTTTGCTAGTCCAAGTAAGAGCCAGATTAGGGTGTTACAGAGTATAGGTCGTGGATTAAGAAAGTCGGAAAATGGTAAGGCTACAAAAGTATTTGACATTGCAGATGATTTACACTGGAAGTCTAAAAAGAATTATACCCTTCAGCATGCTGCTGAAAGAATTAAAATATATGCTAAGGAAAAATTTACTTACAAAGTATATGATGTTAATATATAAAAATGGTGTATAAATATTAATATGGAACAACAAATTAGACATTTCAAATTACTTAATGGTGATGATATAATTGCATTTCTTGTGAATAATAACGAAGATAATTATATCATTGAGGAACCATTACTACTCGTGCAAAACATGACGGGTAATTACAATTTCACTAGGTGGTTTCCACTATCCCCTCAAAAAGCATTTAAACTGTATAAAACTAGGGTTATGCAACACGTACCCGTATTTGCCAATATATCTGATGCATACTGCAAATATTTAATGGCTACTAATTCAGAGGATGAGCCCAGAGTTCAAACATATAAAGAGCTTCTCTCTGAATTAATAAAAAATGAAGTAGAGATAAGAGAAAGTATTACAGATGATGATTATTACTCTTTACCAGAACCGGAGGAAGAAGATGACCCTACTATTCATTAAGAACCTATGGTATACCTCTATCCCCCCGGATGACTTATATATTATATCATAAAAATGGCTACTTGTAAACCCCTTTTTGCAATTAATTTAAAAAAAAAATAAATGTTATAAACCGGTTTACAAATGAGTGAGAATGTGTTATAATATACACATTATGGAGGAAAAAACTGATGTCAACTAAAGCTAAACAAAAACCACATTATGTAGATAATAAATTATTTTCACATTCAGTTGTGGCATACGTAGAAGAATGCAATAAAGCAAGGGAAGCCGGAACAGAAGTTCCTAAGGTTACTGATTATATTGCCACTTGTTTTATGAAAATTTCAGAAGGACTGTCCCACAGACCGAACTTTGTTCGGTATACATATCGGGAAGAAATGGTTATGGATGGAGTTGAAAACTGTTTAAGAGCTATTAATAATTATAATATTGAAACTGCTACACGAACAGGTAAACCCAATGCATTTTCTTATTTTACTCAGATATGCTTCTTTGCATTTATTCGTAGGATTACTAAAGAAAAGAAACAGCAAGACATTAAATTTAAGTTTATTGAGAAAATGGGTATTGATGACTTTGTACAAATGGGTATGGATAATGAAGGTGCATCTCAAACTGCACAATATGTCGATACACTAAGAACTAGAATCTCTCAAGTAAGAACTAAAGATGAAGCGATCAAGGTCTTTGCCAAAGAAGAAAAGGCCAAGAAACAAAAACTAGAATTATTCATGGTATAATTATGTGGACTTATGAATGTAAAGCAGGTGTTTATACAGAAACATCATTGATTAAATTATTATGGGCTATTCACAATCATAGAATGCACCACCTGATTAATCATGGGAGGTATGCAGATTGAAAGTAGCAATATTAAATGATACCCATTGCGGTGTCCGTAACAGTAGTGATATATTTTTACACTACCAAGAAAGATTTTATACGGAAATATTTTTCCCTTATTTGAAAGAGCATAATATTAAACATATTTTGCATCTAGGTGATTATTATGAACATAGAAAATTCGTCAATTTTAAAGCTCTTAATCAAAATCGCAAACATTTTCTTGAACCTATGCGGGATAATGGTATTACTATGGATATCATCCCTGGTAATCATGATGTGTTTTACAAAAATACTAACGAGCTGTGTAGCCTCAAAGAGCTGCTCGGATATTTTACTAAACATGTTAATATCCACATGGAGCCAAAAGTCATTGATTATGATGGACTTGGTGTTGCTGTAATACCTTGGATTAATAATGCTAATTATAAAGAATATATGGACTTTGCACTGTCTTGTAATGCTCCTATCCTTGCTGCTCATTTAGAGTTAAAAGGATTTGATATGATGGCAGGTGTACCAAACCCACACGGCATGAGTGCTGATGTGTTTTCTAGGTTTGAGTCAGTATTATCTGGCCATTTTCATACTAAATCTAGTAGAGGTAATGTAGACTATCTAGGTACTCAAATGGAGTTTACCTGGGCAGATGTAGATGATCCTAAATTCTTTCATATTTTAGATACAGAAACTAGAGAATTAACACCAGTTCGTAATCCCATTACCATGTTTAAAAAGGTAATATATGACGATACAACCACGGATTATAGCAAGATAGATGTGAAACAATTTGAGAAAAAGTTCATTAAACTAATTGTTATAAATAAAAATGACCTTTATATGTTTGATCAGTTTGTTGATAGACTGCAAAGCATTGAGACTTATGAATTAAAGATTGCAGAATCTTTTGAAGAGTATTTGGGAGAAAGCGTCGAGGACGAGAAAATATCCCTAGAAGATACTACGACCCTTCTTGATTCATATGTAGAAGCGGTAGATACCGAACTAGATAAAGAACACATTAAGGTTGAGTTAAGAAAGCTATATACAGAAGCTCAAAACTTAGAGGTAGTATGATACATTTTAAATCATGTAAGTGGCAGAATTTTCTGTCCACGGGTAGTGACCCAATTGAGATTAGATTAGATAAATCACCAACCACATTAATTGTAGGACAAAATGGTGCAGGTAAATCAACATTACTAGATGCATTATCTTTTGGCTTGTTTGGTAAACCACATAGAGATATTGGTAAATATCAGCTAATCAATTCTATTAATCAAAAGAAAGCTCTAGTTGAAGTAGAATTTGATATAGGTAATTCTGAATTTAAAATTGTAAGAGGTATTAAACCTAATAAATTTGAAATTTGGCAGAACGGAAATCAAATTAATCAAGCATCTAATGCTAGAGATTTTCAGAAGTATTTAGAAACAAATATCTTAAAGCTAAATCATAAAAGTTTCCACCAAGTAGTTGTATTAGGGAGTAGTTCTTTTATTCCGTTCATGCAACTACCAGCGTGGTCCAGACGAGCTGTTATCGAAGACCTGCTTGATATTAATATCTTTAGTAAGATGAACACACTACTAAAAGAACGCAACGCTAAAATAAGAGAAAATCTTACAGATATTAATCATAACATTGATATAACTAATACTAAGATAGATTCACAGTCCAAGTATATCAAAAGTTTGGAGTCACTTAATCAAGATCAGATTGATAAGAAAAGAGATTCAATTGAGGTATATAAAGAACAAATAGACGAGACCTTTAATGAATCACAAGAATTAGGTAAAAATCTTTCTACTCTTATTTCGGAAGAAGAAAAGAATCATAAACACTTTATGGAGAGAATGACTGAAATTAAATCAGTTGAAAAGGGTTTAACAGCCAATATTAAATCTCTTGTAAAAGAAGCTAGATTCTATGAGGACAATGACAATTGCCCCACTTGCGAACAACCAATTGACGACCAGTTAAAAGATAAAAAATTATCTGGTCTGAAAGTAACTGCTGCTGATGTGCAGAAAAACCTTGTATCTTTGTCAAAGGAGGTGAACACAACAGAGAAAGAAGGACAAGAGATTCATAACCACTTGAATACTCTAAGGCAAAGGCAGCAGAAGATTAACTCTAATAATGACAAGATTTCTGTATTACAAAAAGAAATCGATAAAGTCCAAAAAGAGATTAATCATCTTACCAGTCAGACTGGAGACACGGGTAAAGCTAAGAAGGAACTATCTGGATTAAGAAAGTCCAAACAAGCTATTACCGAGAAGAAGCTAGAGTATGTGGAAGAACGCACATATAATGAAGTTATCGGCGAAATGTTGAAAGATACAGGCATTAAAACTAAAGTCATTAAGCAATACTTGCCGGTTATGAATAGACTGATTAATCAGTATCTACAGATTTTGGACTTCTTTGTTGCATTCCATTTGGACGAGAACTTTAATGAAACTATTAGGTCTCGCCATAGGGATACATTTAATTATGCATCATTTAGTGAAGGTGAGAAACAGAGGATTGATCTATCCCTACTATTTACTTGGAGACAAATTGCCAAGCTCAAAAATAGTGCAGCGACCAATCTACTAATTCTCGATGAAACTTTTGATAGTAGTTTAGATGTAGACGGCGTTGAGAATTTAACTAAGATCCTACAGACCTTAGAAGATGGAACCAATGTCTTTATTATTTCCCATAAGGGAGATATACTCGAAAACAAATTTAGAAGCAAGATTGAGTTTTTTAAATCTAAAAACTTTTCTAAGATTGCCTAAAATATTTGTTTAC